ACCGATACCGGACAATGTTCTCATAATACCGGAATACATAGAAGACATATTACCTGCCGCCTTAGAAATTATAATGGCATTAGAGAAAGTACCAGACGTGTCAGGTGAATGGAAAAGGCATCAGTGTTTCGCAAAACTTATCAAAAAATATCCCGATATAAGAAAAAGGGATTTGGCCTTAGCTATAGAGATAGTGGTGCAACAATATGATATTTGATTGGTCAACGCATATCGTGTCAACTCAAGGGCTTTATGCCGGAGCGGGGGCATATCGTGGCTCTAATTGGGTAATAACATATGTAGATGCTGGAATTCCAATAGATGTTTGTGGGTCAATGAATTTATGTATGCACATGAAAATGTGTTGGGTATTATTTATAATTATTTTATAGGAGGTTTTTAAATGGCTAATACTTTTGGGGCAAGGATAAGTTTAGATACATTCACAGCGGCAATTGATGTCAATTCGAGCTTTGGTTATAAGGCGGGTACCATGCTTAAGGTTAATTCGATAGAATGGCAAGAACCATCTACGGCAGCTCATACGGCACTCATTACAGACGATAGGGGACATGATGTATTTAATGAAACTTGCGTTACTGCAAATCAAAGTATTATTAAATATTTTCATGGTGCATGGATACAAAACATAAAGATTGCGATAAGCGGTGTTGGCTCAGGCGCAATCGTTATAGTATTGGAGTAACAATGAAAAAAACAGTCAAGATATTAATATTCATCATTGCATTGATGATCAGCACATCCGCATATTCAGAGGTGACAGTTAAGAAGGGCGCTACCAGTCAGTTAGCGGAAGTCTACGTCACACACTCCACAACAGGCGCAGGATTAACCGGATTGGTTTACAATGCTGCCGGCCTTACCTGTTACTATTACCGTTCCGGTGCGGCATCATCAACTGTCATATCCCTTGCCACGATGACGCTTGGTACATGGGCAACCGGCGGGTTTATCGTAGTAGATGGAACCAATATGCCGGGTATGTATCAGATAGGTATCCCTAATGCCGCTTTAATCACAGGTACCGAAGGTGTGAAACTTTACTGTCAGGGTGCGGCAGATATGAAACAATTGATAACTACCGTGAATTTGGTAGACAACATAGAGTCAGATACTTATACCAGAATAGGTACCGCCGGTGCGGGTCTCACTAATATAGATTTACCAAATCAGACTATGGACATTACGGGCAGCATATCCGGATCAATAGGGTCTGTAGGATCAGGGGGCATTACAGCGACATCTATAGCCACTGATGCTATTACAGATACAAAAATAACTGATACGCTGGAAAAACGTATGGGATGGGTCGCCGCTATTGACTTAACAAGTAACGCCGGTACATTCGTATTATCCCTTAACTCAGAGGGTGTATCCGTCACGAACCAATTCAGGGGGATGAAGTTATACTGCGGTAACGAGTCAAGGGAAATAGTTGCATCGGCAAGCGGAACTCCGGACACTGTCACTACTGAACCGTTTAATCCCTGGCCGGCGGCTCCAACGTCTTCAACGTGTACGGTGAGGAATTAATGCGTAACGCTTCGGATTGGGTGGATAGCATACAGAAAGGTAAGGACATTGTCTATTGCCTCCAGTTTTCAACTGCATATGACAGAGTAACGGCACTTATGGAGTTTTACCCGGAAGTTAAATGTCTAACTCATCGAATCATCGGGGAATTATTAGGCTTACAAAGGGAAACAGTATCAAGGGTCATGAACGCTGAAGGCATATATAGAAGGGTGGCATGAAGTATATCGTAATCGCATTAATCATGCTGTTGCATGTAGAAGTTCATGCAGAAAGCGTTACCGTTACATGGGATAATCCAACGACAAATGATGATGGTTCACCTATAGAAAACCTGTCAGGGGTTAAGCTGTATTACGCTACCTCTGCTAATTATCCAACATTTACCATGATTGACGTTGGATATACGTCATGCTATGTACTTAGGAATCTTTCGGTAACCGGTTATTACATAAAGGCAACAGCATACAATACGTCTGCAATGGAAAGTGTTTACTCAAACCAGGTATATAAAAACGTTTCTTCAGGCCATAAAGGCAGTTGCTTTAAGAATATTTCATCATCTGACAATAAAGTCAGAGGTAACGTATCTGGTGGATTCGGAGGAGGGTTCAGGTGAGGAAATTAATCATAGCATTATTAATTCTGATCATACCAACAGTAAGCCATGCGCTGGATAAAAAATTAGGTGCTACGAATTGTTTCAAACTCGGCATATTCGATATATCAAGCAAAGGTAACGGCGGTGCGGGACTTGACGTAGTTACGGCATTCAGCGATTTCGCCATAAAAATCCAATGCGGCGACAATGCAGTAACCACGATGGACGAAACCGGCGATACGGTAGCAGACGAAGGCGGCGGTTATTATTATGTCTGTACGAATGATGCCATCACCAGCAATAACGAAGAGGAATGTCTTGCATGGACAATTGGCGAAGGTACATACCTCGACATGATTGCAAAGACACCTGTTAAATTTAAGGCCATAGGGCAGACGATGGATGTACTCCTTGCGCCAACGGTAGCAGGTAGAACCCTTGATGTGACCGCAACAGGTGAGGCAGGGGTTGATTTTGATAATATCGGCGGTACATTAGGTGCTGTGGAAATAGCTGACGACATTATTACAGCGGCAAAGATTGCGGCATCTGCCATAACGGTCAGCGAGGCACCGAACCTTGACGCAGCCATATCAACCAGGCTTGCCCCAACGGTTAACGGAAGAACTTTAGACGTTTCTGCAAGCGGCAGCATAATAGGCATAGACCCAACATCTCATGTAAATTGCGATATAACAGCCGCTACATCTGAAACGAGTTTTACTGTAGCAACTTGTCTCAGTCAGGATGGAGGATCAATCACGCTTGCGGCTAATTTATGGCGGGGTACTATCTGGCGTTTCTACACTAATGGCGGGTCGGCGTGCAACATCGTAGACCAGAAGGTTATCATAGACACATTCACCGTTGGCGGAGTCATCGGGGCAGGTACAATCGCCCCTATTGCGACACCGAACACATCTAATTGCGGGATATATAACCCATGAGCATAGGCATGTTACAGGAAGGTACAGAGCTACAGCAACGGCAGGCCATAGACGCTGGCATAATTGATAAGGATACGTTCTTTGAGGGCTTCTGGTCATTTAAGCCGACATGGATATTCCAGCAGTTCATCAACAGGCCGGAGAAGATTATTGCATACCTGACTGGTAATCAAAAAGGAAAAACTTGTGATGTTGCATATTCCTATGTCTTACGCATAATGGGCATGCACCCTGTAGAAAAGAAAAACATGAGGCCGGATAACCCAATCAGAACATACCGGTTCGCATCCGAAACCCTACCCACTGATTCAGATGGAGGAGAAGTAAAAAACACTCAATACCCTGAATTCATGAAATGGCTACCGAAACATCTGATCAAGAAGGACATCACGGCACGGCGTCCGGTAGTGGACATATACGATCCTCAGGGTGGGCCGGAGATTCATATTGACTTTTCATCTTTCGGACAGACTACTCAATCTCAGGCTGGTCAGAAACGGGCATCGGTTTGGATAGATGAATCAAGTGGTAAAGAATTTTACGAGGAACAATTGCCGAGATTATTAGCTGCCGATGGCGACCTCATATATTCTCTTACTCCTGCCGAATATGTCGGATTTGAATTTGACGAGTTTTTTGAACGTGCATCGGTTTATATTAGAACTGAAGCAGTTAGAAAAAGGATGAAAGAACGATATGGCAAAGAATATCCTGAAATAGAATATCGTGATGGTTCGGATATTGCCGTCTTGATGGCAGCTACAGATGATAATCCGATATTAAACAAAAAAGATGTAGACGCAATGTTTGATTTACTTGCTGACCCCGATACTGTTGATATAAGACGTTACGGCCTATTCCGTCAAGCCTCCGGCCAGATATTTAAAGACTTCGATGTTCGTACTCACGTCATATCAGCCAATCAATATTTCCCTCAGTGGGTACCTCACGGCTGGATGCACGCAAGAGGCATAGATTATCATGAGCATGTCCCGTGGGCGTGCCTGTTTGCAACGCAGAGTCCCAATAACGAAGTGTTTGTATATGATGAACTTAACCCATCCCCGGAGACAATGGTGACATTACAGATTGCGCAGATACTTGCAGGGAAAAGTAAGGATTACAAATATTACTTAAGCCTCATTGACCCGCTTGCCGCAAAGAAGCAGAGTAATACCGGACTATCTACCATTGACGATCTTAACAGGATATTCAGTCAATTTAGGAAAGAAGGTACCTGCACCGGCGGTTACTGGCAATCATGGGATACGAAATCAACCAGGGGCCGGGAAGAGATACGCACCAGGCTTAGAAACTCTAAACTATGCGGTAAACCATTCAATAACAGGATCATAAAGGATGGCGTAGCAACATATCTGCCGACACTCTGGATACTGGATAATTGCCACAAAACCAAAGAATCGTTTAAGAACTGGAGAAAAGAAGAATGGAACAGCCGGGAAGCCTTGCTGACTAAAGACGAAAAGGATAAGCCGCAACAGCGGTTCTCTCATTTCCCTATGGTAGTAGAGGCACTATTTAAGCATCCGGCGTTTGCAACGGCTAATCATAATGAACGGATATTAAAGGATAGAGACCCGCAACATAAACATTACTTCCAGAAGGAGGCCTATGGAAGATAAGCATAAGTACGATATAAACGTTGAGAACTACCTTGCCACACTGATTATTGATGGCGAGTATAAGACGTCAAATAGTAACAAGACTGTGGATAATAATGATTTTGACGCCTCCATTGACATGTTGGAGTGCATAAGAAGTGAGAAAAACGTAGATTGGATGTCTGATATCTTTCTTCCTGAATTCCCCTCTATTCTTATGACTGCTGCCGGAGGCTGGGCGAACCAGTATTTTAAAACCCGTGACTTTATCGAAGTGAAGTTAGAGGGCGATAATCCGAAAGACATTGTAAAGGCACGAGGCGCAAAGAAGTTAATCAATAAAACATTAAACCAGAAAGACATATATCATTACCATAAATACATCCGGGGCAGATTAATTAATGCGCTTGCCGGCCAGGTCTACGCTGTCTGCTGGTGGGAGCAGGAAGTAAAACAGGTCATCACCGGCTATCAGCCGTCATACAGTCAGGATGCCGATGGTAACCTAATTACTTCACCTAAGCCCATATACGGCGAGAAGGTCATTACGGATCGGTTCAATTACGATATAGTTGATCCTCGTAATGTATTCACGACAAACGAGTACTCATATTCCATACAGGAGAAAAGCGCTGTCATTATCCGATCTGAGAAAACATATGAGGAGTTAGCTGAAAGGGCAGAGGCGAACAACTACATCAACCTCGATATCGTCAAGGAATTAATAAAGGGTAATAGTTCCGCACAGGAAACCCAGACATCACAGGAGACGTATAACAAGGATGACAAGAAACAGAAGGACGCGAAACCCGCATCGAAAACATTCGACACATTAGAACGATTCGGCAAAATGTGGTGTAAGGTTACAGAACGTGACGAGAATGGCGATCCCGTATCTGTCGAACCTGCATATGACACGTTAGGAGCATTACCTGACAATGCAGAATTACTTGAGACTATTATCACCTTTGCGGTCATAGGCTCAACGAAAGTGTTAGTGCGATTCCAGTTATGCCCATACAAGGACTCTAAAGGCAGACATTACAGGCCGATCATAAGGGGTTGGTGCTATATCCATCCGACGAAGGACACAGGCCTATCCGATGGTAAATATCTAAGGGAGCTGCAGGTTGCACTTAACGACACATTCAACCTGTCAAACGATAGGGTAAAACTTGCTACCATGCCGACATTGATAGGGCGGAAATATGCGCTGGAAGATAATCAGACAATATACTTCGAGCCTGAGCATGTCATGGAAGTAGAAGACCCCATGTCAGACCTTAGAGAGCTTGTAATAAAGGATGACGTAAGCGGAGCATTGAACCAGATGGCAATGTTAAAGAACTCCATGCACCAGATTTCAGCTAAATTCCCTACGACGATGGGCGATGTACCGGAGAACTCGTCTACCACGGCCACAGCGGTTGTAGGGGCTGACAACAAGGCAGGGTTAAGGGATAACTTTACCGATCTTACCTTTGAATATACCTTCCTCATAGACCTGTACCAGATGATCCTTAATATGTCATATCAGTATATGCGTCCGGAGACAGCGTTACAGGTTATGGGTGATGATGCTTACGAGTTCGACCCCGATGCAGACTATTCGTATACACCGCTGTCGCAGAATATTGAAAATGAGTACAATAAATACCGGAAAATCACGTTGATTGATCAGATGCTTGGAAGAGTTTCGAACGTACCGAATCCGAACACAGCCAAACTGCTTAACTATCTGCTATCGAAGGCATTTGAGTTGTTAGGCGATAACTTCCCTGATTACAAGAATCATCTGCTTGATGAAAGTTATGCACCGCCGGAGCAAGGTGGGCAGACGGCAGGCAATCAGCCAACAGATATGGGTAGTCAGCCGACATCTAATCAATCTGGTATGCCTATGAGTAATATGGAACAATATACAAGGGGGGTGTAAGTGACACCATTAGAAGACATTGCAGGGTTCCTATCCAAGTCAGGTAAACGTGGGGCGCAGACGCTTGATATTTTAGGCAAGTACCATCCATTCGTTACCGCCGTATCATCTACTATAGGATGGGAATTACTCAAGGACGATATTCAAAGACACGGGGAGCTTTTAGAGAAGATCTACAATGAGCAGTCAAGCCCGCAGGAATTGGCAGAGTTCAGGTATTTAAAGTTACGAATAAAGAAAGTATCCGAACGGATAACTATTTACCTTGACAAAATGAAAGAAATCAGGTAGATAGATAGCTAATGTTTCATTTTGAAACACAGGACAGAATATGGAGATTGTAAAAAACTTCTCAACGGTCAATAGCGACATAGATATGTGTGACCATTTCCGTGGCATTAAGCATACAACATCAATGGGAGAAATTTGGGAAAAATCTGTCTGGATTGTGCCATATGTTGTTATCGCCTATAATGAAGCTGGCTATAATTCTACAGCTACTTGCCTCGAATGTATTGTTCAAGAAGCTGTATCTCTTGGGTTGTGTATTAGCCTTGATGGTGCTAAAGAGGCCGCAGAATTCGAATCTATGGTTAATGGAGATGAGTAACGATATACGTAAAGTAATCATAGACACACTCAGGCAACTGAAGGGACTTGAGACTAAACTTAAAGAAATTTTAGATACCATAAAAGCCTAAGTTATAAAGTATCACGTATTAACCAGGGGCCATACTTGAGGACAGAATCCTCATCTATGGTCTTTTTTCGTTTCTAAGGAGGTTTTACAATGGAAGATAACAACGCAACAGAGGGCCTTGCCGCTGATGCTACCGTTACCGATTCGTCAGTAACCGATGAAGCATTAACTGCCGCTCTTGAAGGCAAAGAGACTTCCGAACAAGCGGCTGCCGAAAAGGCTACGGAAGCCGAGCCTGAAGGTCAAGACGACGATCATGCGGAAAAGACACGTCTTGGACGGAAGGTAAAGAAGCTCGAAGATGTCATGGTCACAAAGGCAGAGTTCAGTCAGTTAATGAATAAACTCGATACCTTCATGACCAGGCCAGCCGAGCAGGTAAGCACTGAGCAGGTTGATATGCCGGAATATGTTACCACCCCTGATGATGTGGAAAAGGTCATACAGGCACGGGAATCCCGGCAGAGAAACGAGCAGGAAACTTACCAAAGAGCCTATGTATCGCAGATGGTATCTATGAGTAACGGCAACGACGCACACGATGAAATAGTCAAGGAAATGATGGCTAATTTCAATGTACGCAGAACCGGCAACCCTCAGATAGATGCCGAATTAAATTACACCAAAGCACAAGCCGCTGTATTGTCAAGAGGCGTTACAAGGACAGTGCCTGTCAAGGGCGACACACCTGTAGCCGCAGGGGTAACTCACGGGAATACGAATACGCAGCATAAAACAGTGTTGCCGAAACTAACTCCCGAAGCAGAGAATTTCGTGGCATACATGAGGCGTCAGGGCATGTCAGACGAAAGCATAGCGGAAGCACTTTCGGAAAAATAGGGGATAACGAGAATTGTCTACCGAGGAAGAAGAAATAACCGCAGCCGGCGCCGCTCTTTCGCCACCGTTTATACCTGAGCCTGAACTACCACCGGCGCCCGATCCGATATTTTCTACGGATTCACCCATTACAGCACCTGCCTATAATCGCAGAAGTGGTGGTATGGGGCTGAACGGTTCAAGGCATGTCAGGTACAGTCAGCGTCGGGTCAGAAGAGAAAAGCGTACCATCCAGCTATATGGCGAAGGTGACGATGCAGGTAAATACTTCCGATGCTGGAACTGTGGCTTTATCTGTAACATAGACAGGGATGCGCTTGGCGATGGAGATGGTAGGTCATATACAGAGTTCGGCGTTACGACAGAACCGTTATATCCGGTGAACGATGGCGGGCCGCCACATGCGGCAGTACTTAAGGGTATTAACGAATACCATACAGTATCGTTACATGATGGCTACCAGTTAGGCGGTACAGGGTGCCCGTTGTGTCATACGCTCAATTGGAGAGGTTAGAAATTTATAAATTAATAAGTAAAGGAGGCGATCAATATGGGATTTAAAATAATTCACGGGAGTCAACAGAAACTTTGGGCGCCCATCACGTATCAGGACACTATTTACGTTGGTCAGATAGTTAAGTGTCAGACCGATGAAGGTGTTATTCCGTTTGGGGCGGCAGCTGGGGTGGCAGATACGACAGCATTAGGGATACCGTTAGGTGTAGTAGTTGGAACAAACAACAGGAATCCACTATTTAACACCACGTACAACACTCAGTACATTACCGATGCTTCACCACTTGCGTCAACTACGGAATTTATAGGCGTGGAAGGCCCCTGGAATAAGGGCGAGCAAAGGGCTATGGTGCAGATAGAGCTTATTACACCAGAAACAATACTTCGGGGACAGTTGTTTAAGACAACATTCGGTGTGGCTATGGATGTTGGCACGGTAACCACCGGTGATACGAATGGAGTATCCTGCACAACCGGGACATTGGTAGCAAGTACAGCACAGCTGGCCACGCTATTCTTCAGGAGTGGAGCCAACAGGGGTGCATACAGGGTGCTTGACAATACTTCAGCAACTGCTCAGACATGGGATACCCCTACATATGCAGCCGTAGCGGTAGGTGATACTTGCGTCAAGGCACCAATAAGGTATTTAGGGCCTGCTTACGCAGATTTCGATGCAGAATCAATGTTCATAGATGCAGCGGCTACTTATGCCACTAACTATCATGTCATTGACGTAATCAGACTTGACCTTAGTGTACCAGGTGGCGAGTATGTAGATTTCAAATTCAATGCAGATCATTTCTGCTTAAAGAGAGCATAAAGGGAGGTGATATAATATGGCGGATGTAACTACATCGTCTCAATTACAGAGACTATTAGACAAGCGGTTACGTGAAGTAGCCGATTTCGAAAAACTTTACCCGAACCTAAACCCGATGATACCGAAGCTATTCAGGGAATTTCCTTCTGATGCGGCATTCGAGGAGTTCTATTCAGTCGGGTCATTACCGGATCATCAGAGATTCACAGGGAAGATACCATTTGTAAACAGGAGTCCAGGGTATCATATCAAGATTGAACCTGCTGAATATGCTCTCGGTCGTCAGATAGAACGGAAATTCCTTGATGATAAGAAATATTCCGTATTCGATGACGAAGCCATAGGGTTGATGAACTCTGCCGGAAGGACTATGGAGAAAAGTGCTGCCGAAGTATTTAACGGCGCATTCAGTACGGCATTTCAGTTCCAGACTAATGAGGAAGGCGTAGCCCTTTGCGGATCTCATCGGACGAAATCCGGCACCAGTACAACAACGGGGTTCTCCAATGCTGGCACTTCAGCAATGAATAAAACATCGGTAGCGGCAACAAGGATACTTATGAGGCAGTTCAGGAACGATGTTTCGGAACGTATCGAAATGTCAGATAACTTCGCCCTCGTAGTCCCCGATGCTATGGCGGATGCAGCCTACGAGCTGGTTAATACCCCAAAGGGTATGGACTCTGCCGAAGGCAATGTTAACCCACAGTATAAACGGTATCAGGTCATTCCATACGCAAGGCTTGATGATAACGATACCAATAACTGGTTCATGGTGAACTTGGACTTGATGAAGAAGATGTTGATATTTATCAAGAGGATCAACCCTGAGACTAAAACTCAGATTGATTTCCATACACTTAATACCATGATCTCAAGTTATATGAGATATGGTGCAGGCACCACGGAGTGGAGATTTCTGTACGGGATGGCAGTAACTTAATTTAACCCTCCTACCAGCGGGGTAGCAATATCCCGCTGGTAGGTTACTATTTACTGGTTGGAGGTAAATAAATGACTAATTTTAATCATGGAGTAAAATCTTTCGGCGTACCTGTACTCCCAGGTATAGGAGGCAATGTCTATACTGGCAATGTGTTTTTTGTAGATAGTGGCAATGTAGATGGCGATGATTCGCCTTCTGCTGGGACGAAACAATATCCATTCACCACAATAGATTATGCGGTGGGTAAATGCACTGCCAATAATGGTGATTTGGTTATAGTCATGCCAGGACATACGGAGACTGTAATAGCGGCGGCAGGGCTTGACCTTGATGTTGCAGGTATCACACTTATAGGTGTTGGTAATGGCTCTGATAGGCCGACAATCAATTTTACTACCGCAGTCGGGGCAGACATGGATGTAGATGCTGCAAATATCACTATGTATAATTTTCTATTTACTGGTGGGTTTGATGCACTTACCGGCCCCATAGATGTTAATGCCGCAGATTTCCAGTTAATCAATTTCGAGACAAGGGATGTTACCGGACAGGCAACTGATTTTATTGTGACGGATGCCAATGCTGACAGGCTATTAATTGATGGATGGATGCATAGGGGAGCAGCGGCAGCAGGTGCAGATACTGCAATAACCATAGTAGGTGGAGATGATGTTATCATCAGGAATTTCAGCATTTATGGCAATTTTGCAGTTGCAGCAATAGAAAATGTCACCACAGCGGCAGTACGAGCTACGATAGGCGGCGGCGATGGCTACAATTACATTTGGACGGCTAATGCTGCTGATGTATGCGTGACGATGGTAGCGACTGCTACAGGCTTTATCGGCCCGAATATTAATGCGATGTTGACTGATAATGCAGCCAATATCACAGAGGCATTCGTAGGTGCAGCAATGCAGTTTATGCAGCCTATAAATATTTGTAACCTTGCTGGTGAGAGTTCAATGTTTACAAATATCACAGCAAGCACGGACGCTTAAATATGGTTTTCACGGGGCCTGTCATTTCCGGCAGGCCCTTTATTTCAAGGAGGATTTACATGGCAAAGGAAGATTTAGAGTTCTACGGTAAAACAGACAGGGACAGGGACGGTAACATAAGCTCAACGCTTCCCGCATGGTATTTCGACACGAAGATAGATACCATGAAGGAGAACATCCAGCGTAAGGAAAGCGCATTGGAACGTGGAGATGTGCCCTCCGATTACGTCTACCAGACAAGGGAAGACTTGAAACGTGATAAGGAACGGCTTGATTCCATTGAATCGTCAAGGCCGAGGCCGAACGATGTTCAATCTGATTATTTGGGCAAGAACTATAAGGACATGAAATCTGCTATCTCTGAGTCCATGTTTACACGGGAAGACATGCAGCGAGGTTTTGCCGATGCGCATGAGGAAGCGCGCCGGATGGTAAAACCCTGCATTAAGGTTGACCCTGAACTTGCAAGGAAATGCGGTATATCCACATCTGACGGTATGGTCAGCAGGAATGATGCGTCAAAAATATTGAAAATCGTTGGCAAGTCTATAGGTGAGGAAACCAATATCGAACGATTCAGGAGATTAAAGTAATTGGATGGGTACACCCTGCTTAGAGAACTCAGGGTATTATTGGGTGAGCCGTCAAACGGATCATTCTTAGATGACAGGACATCATACGATTGTCTGTACGAAGCGGCAAAAGAGTTATGTCAGAGGACACGTGCGCTAACTTCCGCTCAGACGATAACCACAGTTGCCGAGCAGACCACATACAACCTGAACCCCGATTTTCTGTCACTCTATTTATCGGATAACGAGAATGATTATGTTATAAAATACAATGACGGCTCATCCAATACGTTTCTAAGGCATAGGGATTACGATGGTATAATCCTTGGCGATAATACTACCTCTCAGACCGTCCCTGATAGTTTTACCATTATAGACGCTTCCGGCATATCTCAGCTTTCTGGTTCGACCACAAATACATCAGGATCGTCCAACGGCGAGACTACATTAACCGATTCGTCTGCCAATTTCATAAATGTTGCAGCAGGTGATTATGTCCACAACCTCACCGATGGCAGTCATGGCGTAGTGGTATCGAAAACATCATCTACGGCCCTCGTCTGTGCGTTATTCGATGGTGCAAACAATTACTGGGTCTATGGGAATTCGTACATTATCACATTTAACGGACGATTCGCATTACTACTTGACCCTCCTCCATCTACGGCAAGCCATACCATCACCGTTAATTATATTCAAATGCCGACACCTGTATATTCACCGTATAAATCATATCGATTTGCACCGGACTATAAAGAGGCCCTGATTTACTATGCGGCATTTAAGTACAAGTACCGTGATCGTGAACCCGATTTCGGCGATAGATTATGGAAACATTTCGATGCACGAGTCAGAAGTATTACCAGGGATACCAGGCAGGCTAAAGTCCAGGGTGGGTACAGGGTAAACCTTATCAAGCCTGCTAACCGTTCAGGAACGAGGAGATGATGTGGCTGACAAAGAACGTAATCCCGTTCCCATACCATTAACCGGCAGATGGCGAACGAGTGTAGACGGTACGCAACTATCTGAAGGCGATTTCCAGGTATTGACCAATATGCGTTATACCAATGCAGGTATCAGGTCTGTATCTGGCATGACGAAGATTAACCCTTCTACAGCACTTACATATCCGTTAATTCGTGCAGCGCATCACTTTGTAAAAGATGAGCCCTCGGAATCTCATCTGCTTGTCCAATCATGGAATAGCGGGGGGACGGCATCTAAAATATATCGGAATGATACAACTATCCCCTCTCAGGGAGATTTCAATACTACAGCATTATATACTGAAAGCTCCGGTGCGGGGATCGGTACGTTCTCCAATGCGCCCGATGGATGCGTAGCGTATTGTAATGGTAAAGAGTCCCTGATCTGGGGTGGCGATGAATACCGTTGCGGGGCGTTCTTTAACTTCAAAGGCGCAGATGAATTTGTATATAATTACTCTAAGGCTGTCAGTAATACACTGCAAACCGCAGGCAATATAGCTATACTAAAACAAGCGTCAGCCGCTCCAACTACTACAGTTAGGCTTGGTTCTGTATTACCGATTCGGGCTATAAAGTTTTACGTCAAGGTTGCCAATGCTACCGCTGCCGTAGCAGGTATATCTGTATGGGCTGGCAGCTCATATCACGCAGTGACCAATATGGTAGACAACACATCCGTATCAGGTAAGGCATTAGCGCAAACAGGTACTGTCACCTTTGATTCTACGGTTGCAGTTGCAAAGATCAGTATACTGTACAATATCGCAGCGTATTGGTACACGATTACATGGACAGGATTAGATCAGGACGTAGAAATATATTATGTAACTGTTGACGTGCCAATGCAGCCCATCAAAGATATATGGAATGGATATATCCGGCAGATATATGCATTCTTTGAATATAGCAGTTCTATATACACGGATGCAACATTTAACGTCATTAACGATTCCTATGTAAACGCTGACCTTACCACGTATAACGAACTGGACTCCCTTGCAACATCTGGGTATATAGTGGCTGGGTTCTTAGAGCCGCAAATGGGGCTCAGGGTTAAACTTGTCCCTAAGCATGTTAATACAACCGCCGCCACTACCGCTACCGTGTCTTATTGGAATGGGGTTGCATGGGGGACTGTTGGGACTATAAGCGACGGAACCAAAGCCAACAGTATCAGCTTTAATCAAAGCGGCTTAATTACATGGCAGGCTATTACTCCTGGAGGAGAGCAAACCACAAGCATATCAACAAACGAGAACCCTTTATATTATTACAAGATAAGTTTCGATAAGGCATTGTCAGGGGATGTGCAGTTGTATTATATCGGCGGCATACCGGCACAGAAACAGGTATCGAACTATAAATTCCCCATCAATTTCCATAACCGGCTTTGGCTATGCTCAGATCAGTCAGGCCAAAGAAATAAGATCACGGCATCATCTACGAACACCGTGAGCATATTTAATGGTTCAGATACGGCAGATTTCTTCCTGGGTGATAATATGGACATAATCGCAGGTGGGGCACTTTACACAAGGTACGGTTCATCATTATACGAGAACTTGATGTTATGTAAAGAAGAAGAGACCTGGCTTATTGACGGTACATCACTTAATACTTACGCACTATATAAGATTTCAGATCAGTATGGTTGCGTAGCAAAAGACACATTCCAGATTTGCAGTATCGGGTTCGAGATTGCTCAAGGCATAAACAAGCATGTAGCAATCTGGCAGGCGGCAGGTGCCATCGTTATATTCGATGGGTCAAGTGTCATACCGATACATTTAGATATTGAAAACGTGTTCGATCCGACAAGTTCGCTAACGATAAACATATCCATGATACATAAGTCAGCGTCACTCTACGATGAAGCAAAGATGGAATATCATTGGTTGTGGGCTTCAGGGTCTAACACGACATTAAACAAGGAGTACGTGTTCGACCTGCTCAGGCGTAAATGGTTTGAGATTGATAGAGGGTCAGGTAAATATCTTCAGTTAGGCATATCAGTATCTGACGGTAACGGCTACAAGTACGTCTATGGCGCAATAGACTCTGGATATTTGGAACGCTTAGAGTACGGCACTACATTTGACAGCAATAATATTACCTCACAATTTGAGACACCGGATATACCGCTCGGCGGCTGGAACAATGAGGTAATATTACGCAATATCAGATTGATTGCTAAGTCCAAAGGAACAACTGTGAACAGCGTGATTATGACTCATTACGGTGACATGGCAATATCAGGGACGACTATCGGCAGTTTTTCTGTAACAGACACTACTCATAGGGTGGTAAATAATATGAAGTCTATCAATACCGGGCCGCATACGTTTCACCGGTTCGCTTGCAGCATGACCACAAATGATGAGAATATAGGGTTTGAGCCTATAGGCTTAGAAGTATTCTGGAAACACGTTAGAGAAAAGATAATGTAAGGAGGATATTATGGCAAGCACAGCTCTCGATCCCTATTATTACCAATCCCGGTTACGGGAATTACAAGGACAGAAGGAACTCACTACCGGCAGGGGGCTTACTCAACCTGAAACAGAGTCAATACTGAATGCGGAATTATCACAGAGATATAACGCTGAGCTTAGCCGTCAGCAGATTGCGAATCAGGAGAAGATACAGGAAAAACAGATAAAGATGCAGGAGGATGCTGCAAAGTCAGCGAATCAGGCAGCAATGGTCAGCGGTGTCGGGCAGTTGGCTTTAGGTGGGGCATCTACTTATGGTTTAGGCGTACAGCAGGGATGGTGGGGTGGGACTGCTGCTACCACTACTACGCCGGCAATTACAACTACCGCCACAGGGGTTGGTGCAGGTACAGGCGTTACTGCTGCTGGCGAAGGTGCGGGGATAGCTTCTATAGGTGAAGGAACATCTGCTTCTATGGGTGCGGGTGCAGGGACAGGAGCCGGCGGGGGTGGCGCAGGGGCGGGTGGCGGTATGGGTGCAGCCTCTATCGTAGGACTCATCCTTGCCTCGGCAGCATTTGCCGCAGGGCATACGGAGTTAGCACGGAAAGACGATACATGGTATGGGTCAACAGTGGCGGCTGGTTCACCCTGGAAAGATCAGAAGATGGGACAATGGGGAGGATTCCTCAATGTTGTTACCGCGCCATTCTTCCCTGAAATGCTTACCTGGGGGATGATCATGAAAACTGGTACTGGGAAAAAGGTCTTAGGCGAAATTAACAGAGCTGGAGATAAATGGGGCTTACCTGGGTTTGGTCAATAGGAGGACATTATGGGGACATTCTTAGAAGCACTCGGCAGATCGCAGGCAGTCAGCACTACTATATCGGGTGTGCAGACTATGCAGCAGAATAATCTTGCTATACAGAACGCCAAAACAACGCAGGCTAT